CCTAGGATATCGTCTGGAATCATAAAGAATTCGGGATTTTTTTGAGGCTCTACTTTATCCTTAAAGCGATCCTTGTATCTATGAAAGATGGCTGGAATATCAATGGAGAGAGAGAAGCTCTTGCTCATACCTTCTTCCACTTGCGGATAGACATACACTGGAGCTACATCACCCAACACATGATTCAGGAATTCGATTGCCCCCATATTACAGAAGGTTTCATACACAAAGGACGGGTCTTTGGAGTTCATCGCAAAGGCACGAATCCTCAGAAGAGCTGTACACCAATTGGTGAGCGTACCAATGTCCATTGTCCCTCGCATCCCTCGAAATTCAACACTGCCATACTTACGCACAGCAGCCAGATTGATTGAGGAATAGCGAATGGTTCCTTCTACCATCAGACGTAGGCTCTCAAAGCTCTTGGCAATCCAGGCCGTGATGTACTCCAGAGAACCTTCTGCATCTGAGAGACGCAGACAGAAGCGATTACCCTTCCGCTCCTTACCACAGTAGTTGAGAAGGGGCTCTTCCAACAACAGATAGGTGTACACCAGATTCAGTAGCTGAACTTCCGTCAGCTCTTGGATGTTCACATGGACGTGGACACTGGTACGGAAGGAGAAGGCCAGCTTGGCCTCTTCCTGGATGGTGATGAGTTCTTGGATTGCTGCCTTAGCGTCCTTCGCCTTGATGGGCTTTCTCAGGACAAACTCAGCACAACTGACGGGGTACACCCCTCGCAGAGAGCCGTCATTCACCGTTTTCCAATACTTGGAATTATCTTCGGCTGCAACTCGGAGATTAGCACCTTCGCATTCGATTTCAATTCCCAGATCCCCATTAACTAGGGGAGAACCAAGACCCAATAGTTGGTAGATTTGTTTCATATTCACGCTCCAAAAGAATTTTCAGATAAGAGAAGTTCTTTCCCAACTCTATGCGTTCTACGGTTGAACACTTAGCTGGCAAATTTCCCACAGCTTGGGTCTTGTAGAAGATCCTCCGTTCCTCGTCAATGGCAAACTGATGGTCGAATGCCATAGCCCCACCAAATTCCCTGGTATGCTCAATGCATTCCCTAAAGGATGGGTACTTCCCAAGCATTGCATCGGAGATGCTGGTATCCTCTAGGATCCATGCCTTTAGTAGTGTTCTCTCAGGACCGAGTTCAGGATAGTTGACACGTAATGTGTCACACTTGATGTTCTCACTACAGAGCCCGATCGTGTACTGTCTCAGCGGCTTACGCTGGATGTACAATACACTCCCTCCGATGTTGACCATACCAATACGCAAGATTGGGGCTTGCAAATCGTTGTAAGGGTTCTTATTGATGTGCCCCTTCTGAGTGGTTAAGTCGAACATCTTGAAACTCCGATCATCGGAGATGGCTCGTATCTTCGTTGGCCTGCCCTTATACAACAACAGGGAGTTGTTGAAGAGCTGTCGAAGATCATGGACACCTAATTGATCATACATGGCAAACCTCCAAACCAGCGTGCTGAATGATCTTGCGAGCTTCAGTCAGATCACTCGTATTAATGATGGCCTGAACATCCCCATACTTATCAGCAAGGGAGTTTCCAGACATCAGCTCCTTCATACCACGCACAGCGGCACGATGGACCCAACGCATCAGTTCCTCGCTCTTAAGCCAAGCATTCGACAGGGTGCGGTACTCCACACCATAACTCTTGTAACGACAGCATCCGGCCTTGCCGTACATCTCACGACGCTCTGTGTCCTTATCATACTCCAGGCTGGGGAGACCAAGGAAGAAGTCCATCTGGCGAACAGCCATATTACACTGCTGCAAATGATTTTCTGAGTGAATGTCCTTATCTTGAGTCCAGCCGATATGGATGTGACCACTAGCAGTACGCATGGGGCGCTGCCCATTCGGCTTCACGTTCACTTCACCCGTCCAGCCATTGAAGTCGGGATCACACCCAAGTTCCAGAGAAGCAGCGGGCTGAGCCTTCATGTACTCATCAGTGAAATGGGCCACCGGAGTAGCAATCACTTCGAATTCAGGAACCATCGCCTTCAACTGAGCAAACACATCCTGCACATTGATGCAGAATTCATCTTCCGATGCGGCTGGATCAATGTTGAATTCGAGCGCCATACCATCCACCTGGACAGCACCACGCCGTACCTTCTGAGGATTCTTCTTATCTCCCTTGATGAGATTCCAAGCTGATTGGAAGACACCATTACGCTTCACGAAAACTTCGGGATCGCAACCAATGAGAATTTGTGTCATCATGATCTCCTATTGAACGTAACGAAGAACTTCTTCATCACTGTGGCAAACGTCACAAAGAACGCTGTCTCCAACGAATTTGTGAACACGGGTGGGGGAAACGTCACTGTCACACCAAGCACAATTCCCGTGCTTAGTGAGCCAATCCTTCAGGGGAAGGGAGTTCCCACGAGAATCTAGATAGGTGGGCACTGTTTCCGGTGCTTTCGTATCGTCATCGGGTACCTTGTGTGCGAACTTGTGGGTGCTGTACTCCAGTTTGTAGTAACCAATTTGCTTAACCGCATTATACATGAACTTACCGGGTGTACCGATAATGGTGCGATTCATGTACTTGACGGGCTTGTCCTTACGATTCAGGTAAAGACGAACATCTGCGTTAGGGTTATTCGCGTCATAGCAATTGAGATAAGCCGCTCCTTGCTCGTCTACCAACTTGCCTACAACAAGATAGTAGACATTCTTTGCCGACTGATAACCCTTGATAAAACCCCTAGCCACCATTGTCTTGGCCGTGATAGCGATGACGTTCTTCGCCTCAGCAGGGGTCACAGTGCTCTGGGGAGCAGGAAGTTGGGGCGTCGTGGTGCTATTAGCAGCCCCAGAATTCCTCCATGACGCCCCGTTGGGGAAATTTTGTTGCCCCTGGTAGATGATTGCAGGTTTTCCCTTCACCTCACGAGTGATGGCTACTCCAATCTTTCCAGTGTTGTCCACAGGGAATGAGTGCAACAAATCTTCCTTCGTCTTGATGATCTCACCAATGGCGATGTTCTCCCGTCCAGTGGCAATGTCAATCATCCAGCCTTCTGATGCGAAGTAGAGCACTTGCAAGTCTTTCGACCAAGCAAAATACATGGGACGTTCCGAATTGCGAAGGAAATTCATCGTCTCTTCCTGGGAATCCCACCAAGCAAGGGACCATGCACCTTGAGCAGTATGGATGGCGTCATCCACACCCTTCACGTTGATGTGATGGTAGAGGTTCTCACTGTCCACATTGAAGTTCTGACTATCCAGCAAGTGGTACTTGTTCGTGAGAGTGCCATTGTGTACACCAATCAGGTTACCCACTTCAAACGGGTGTGCATTCTTGCGAGTGACTTGCCCAGTAGTGGCCCAACGATTGTGACCAATGAGTACGCGATTGTTCTGAGCAAGCCCCTTGGAGAACACGTTGTACTCCATGAGTTCATAGGGATTGCCAACCTGCTTGGTGATCCGAGGTTCCCCATGATCGGGGATAAAAGCAACACCAGTGGAATCAATCCCTCGGAGGCTGTCGAGAATCAACAGGGTTTTGAAAGCCCTGTCAGTCACGGCAGTCAGATTGCCAACGGTGCCAACAATTCCACACATACCAATCACTCCTTGAAGTTGAGGAAATATTCCACGATAGCCAAGCTCACTTCATCTGTAAGCACAGTACCGGAATTGCATTCGAGAATTACAAAATCTTCCTTGGTCTTGGCAACTACGTCGAATGATCCGTAGTCAATACCAAGCTTGATGGCAGCCTTTCGGCATGTGTCAACCATCGTCTTGAATCTGGAAGTGGGTTGGATACGAAACTCGTGATCATCCTCCTTAGTACGAAACTTGTAGTAGACGAATACCTGCCCCATAAACACGGTAACACGATACTCGCGCTCATGGAAAAAGAATTCCGTATACAATTTGCCATCCGGGATTGGTCCATCGGCCTTCTCCCAATAGGCTAAGTTTTTGGCGGAACGTCCACCAATCTCCTTTCGGATGACCAAATGTTCCACATCATCAGGAATGTCACCCTTTCGTGTCCACCATCTTGGAATGGGGAACTCAGCAAGAGCCTTGAAAGTCTTGACCTTGCTGACACACGTATCAACAGCCTTAGCCGAATTGATACGACGTTTGTGGTGTGTATCAGCTGAACATCCATAGGAGAAGACGTAGTCAGACTTAGTGAAGTCATGACGTCCATCATCAAAGGGACGAGACACACTAGCCTCTATCCCATTCTCCTTCAAGTGATCAGCCAACTCTCTGCTGGATTTACCCGATACAGAGGTGATAATCGAAATTTTCATAGGAATTTGTATCGCTCCAGAAGTTCCTTGAAGTAATCGTACATCCCTTGGTAAATGGGGTGGCCACGATACATCTCGGGATGCGGTTGGAAACATAAGCTCTTGGTGTGTGGGTACCACACCACCTCATAATCCACCTTAGCATAGTCCTGACAAGGTGTCTCACGAGTGAACCATTCACGGCGTCCATGCAGATTGGAGATGGCAACCAGCTCCCTGAACTTGCCAGGCATCATCATCTGGTGATGAGTAGAGGTAACCAAGATGGTCTTGTCTGTCTTCACGTCACGAATCGGGTGAGAACGACCGTGCTCCTCAACATGTTGGTACATGCGTCCACCAGACATGACATTGAGGAATTGAGCACCACGACAGATACCAACCATCGGCTTGTTTAGGGCCTTCACCTTCTCGAAAAGTTCCTTCTCTGAGACATCTCGATCCACATTGTTGTGGGTGAGACGATGCTTGTAGTCCCGATAGAGATAAGGAGAGACGTCCTCACCACCTGTGAAGCATACAAAATCTGCTGATTCGTGGGCGTAGACGATCTCACACCCCAACGATTCAAACAGATCAACGTACTCACCTGATCTAGCTTCAATGAAAACACGTTTCTTGTTCATACCCTTCTTTCTCAAATGGTGCCCGGAACGGGAGTCGAACCCGTATGCCCCTTACGGAAGCTGCGGATTTTAAGTCCGCTGTGTCTACCAATTTCACCATCCGGGCTCAAAACTATGCAAGGATCTCAGTGAGCCATTCACCAAGCTTGAAAATGTTGCGTGTGGTGATTGTGGTCTTCTTGTCCCCCCATTCACCAATAGTGGTTGTGATAAAATCTCTCTGAACAACCTCACCGATGCTCGGATTAGCTGGGCTGATGCTCCTTCTGACGTAAGCCGAGGATTCAATGGAGTAGCCTCGATGCCTCTTGAATATGCTATCCTTGTTAAATCGGAAACCTTCATTGGCAAAGGCGATGAAGCTAGGAACATCACAATTCTCCACATTCATCACACAATGCATCGCTCTTTGTGGAGTGAATGTGTTGCCATCGGTGATGAATCGTGATAGCGCCCAAGCAATCTTCTCGGAGAATCCGTTGTCTAGCGCCCATTTGAAAGTCTTCAAACGAGGCTTGAACTCGCTCATCTCACGAAGCAACATGGCACTGCCAATCACCCAGGACGTGGGCTTCTCCACGTTATAGTAGACAGCATCCTCGAACGCCTTGTTTACGTCCTTCGTAAGGAACATGTCCTTGACACCTGAATCGTTGAGAATCCATTTCACGTATCGCTTGTAGGCTTCGTGATCCTCCTTGTCAACATGTTTGTCCAGATGGTACGCGATGTTATCGCAAGCTTCCTTGATCAATCCTCCATCATAAGGGGCCTGGAAGGCGGCATGGCAAGCACCATTATCATTGAGGTAAACATTCTCATTGTCAACATACGAGATGGCGTAACGACACACCCCTCCTGAATGGGGTCCGAAGATCTTCTTCAGCTTCTCACCCAAGGTTTCCTTAGGAGGCTTCTCCTTCTCCTCGATAGGAACGAGAGCCTTCACAGCCAACAGGAGAGCAGGCTTCTTCATCCTGGAATAATTGCGAATCTTCAGGGCAGAAGCCTTCTTGCGAAGAGCATCCACCGTCATGTTGACAGGAGCAGCTTCCTTCTTCACGACAGGAGCCTCAGGCTCATCTGCCAAGACGAAAGCACGCTCGTCGAAGACGTAATTATGGCCACATACTGTTTCAACTACACGCCAAAAAGGAGCAGCATATATATCGTGTGACATGATACGTAGTGTGACGATCTGTCCCACTACATCCTGACGAATGCTCCCACCTGTGAAAGGGCTTCCATCCTTATCCACATTATTATTGATGATTCGCACACGATCACCAGCCTTGAAAACATGCTTGTCCATATTTATTTTCTCCTTCGTGTCGAGAAACGTTGATTTTCAGGGTATATGCTCTCGCAGGGGGCATATGTATATAAGTATCTATTAGTATAGTTAGCTGTGAGCGTAGCGAACTGCTAACAAATACTAAGAACTACTTGATCTTCTGAGGAGTGCGCCACTCACACACCAACAAACCATTCTGATTCAGGTAAACACCTGTGCTTTCGCAAGCATTTAGAATGTGCTTCTCGGTAGTTTCACACCCAGCAAAGAATGTGACAGCCAAAAGAAGAATGGCAATCAAAGCAAACAGAGTCTTTTCAGCACTCTTGTCCATCTCACCACCTCTTCTTGCCAGTGACAGAATCCACACGGAAGGCTGAGAACTCTTCGGTGCGAGGCTTGTATTCGGCCTTACCTTGCTTGTGCTTGCGACCAGGGCCAGTCTTGGTGTACTGCTCGGAACGATCGGCGTGATAGCCGAAGCTTCCGATGTAGGCCGTCAGATTGACAGTGATGCTCTTCAGCAATTCACTCGTCGTTGGCTTGATCTTTTTGGACATACAATTCCTTGCTTCGTTGGTGTTTGACACGATAGAGCGCCTTGCTCATCATCTTCCTCGTCCCACCTTCTTCTCGCTTGGAATAGGGGACGGCACGCACAGTTTTTGACATGATGAAAAAAAAAGAAATGGGAATAGCCCGCTAGACATTACGCCTAGCGGGCTTTGTTGTTTCTGGCAACAGAGAAACTATTGCACGTAGTGGCGGCCTTCCGCCTTCCATTCGGTCTTGCTGATGTACACAGCAGAGCCAGAGGACACAGCCAGATTGGCATAGTGCTCGGTGCAACGGACAGCCTTCATGCCGCCATTGCCATCAGGGATTCGGATGCACTTCATAACCATTCTCCATACAAGGGTTGAGATAGGGTCAGTTTATAGAGATGACCCAGCTCCTTGCTTCCTGTCGCAATTCAAGAAGCAGCCTAGGGGTGGCATGTGAGTCATCACATGAGGGAAGTTAGTTCCCCTGATCCCAATCTAGGTTCAATAGGCTGTATCCTCGGATGTCCTATATCCTAGAAAGGGCACGCTAAAGGCATCATGTGCGTTGACTAAATCACACACTAAGCCATCCACAAGGCACACGTTTCCATGTGCCCAAGGATGGTTCAGTTCCTTTCTTGCAGCCGTACAGCCATGTCCCATTGCTGCCAGCCACTGTCGAATGGGAGTTCTAGAGCCTCTCCTATTGGGATGAGGGGAGAGAGGCGCACACTTTCCAGGCACAGATCGCTCACCTTTCGTGCATCTTCCAGGTTTGCGAGTGTCATTTGCTGTAGCTTCCCGGCCGATGGTAACCACCCGAATCTTTGCGCTGTTGTGCGCCACTGGCTTCGGTGTTCTTGGTGCCCATCATCACGGCATAGTCGGCCATGCGTCGTGATAGCGCACGCGCTGCCTTCCTGTTGTGAACCAGGGCAGGGGGCTTCTTGGCACTGTGCTTGCGCATCTTGGCATTGGCAACGAGACGCTTGTGCGCGTCCTCTTTCAGGCCAGCATTGCGGGCCATTGCTTGGGCGTAGGTTTCCATGTTTCCACTTCCTATGTAGTTGAGGGGTCCGGTTACTCGATCCGGCGGTATTACACCAGGGCCTTAGTTAGGGCATGATTATATAGTACGAACCTTTCACCCGGGTTCCCAGGGGTATGTCTAGAGAATACCGATCTCTCGTTCCTGCGCCTGTAACGATAGACCCAACAGATCTTATCACTGTTGACTGATTAGGATGTAGCCCCCATCCCCTTTCATCTCTCAAGTGGGCATGCCCTCTCCCACCTTGTGAGCTTCAACATCGCCATGTCATGATTAGTGTTTCTCCTTTCACGTGAGCACACCCGCCCACTCAAGACATAAACAAAGGGGACGGAGCGCATGCCCCATCCCCTCAATTATGGCTCGATTGTGGATTACTTGGCGTCAACCACTTCGACGCCCATCCCTTCCATCACCAGCTCGGGCTCCACGTCCAGCTCGGCCAGCAGGGCGATGATGGTTTCCACCTTGAAGCCAGCGCCAAAGACACCACGAAACACGTCCAATTCGGACATGCCTGCGGCTTGCGCATCCTTCAATGCCTTGACCATATAGTTCTTCACCTTGTCAGCAGTGAAGGGCTTAGCTTCCACTTCCACATGCCGCTGTGCCCACGTCCAGATGTTGTTATGAGGATCAGCGATGAATTCCCGATAGGCCACGAGCGCATCAGCATAGCGCTTCTTGCTTTTCTTGACGAAAAGCATAGCCACATCGTCGAAGTGAAAGCCCGTGAAGTGGACAAAGAACAGCTTTGCCACCTTCTTGTTGACAGGAGTCAACACGGCGAGCAGGCGATTGACCGGACCAATGTCCCCAGTCTCATGGACGAATTCCAGGATGGTGCGCGAGAGCCCCATGAGTTCGCGCTTCGTGACAGTTTCCGCCTGTGCAATGGCGTCCAAAGAAACCTCGAAGGATTCGAGAAAAGCAGCACGATTGAAAGGAACAAACATGATTACTCCTGCAATAGCAGATTCACCGGGGAGAATTCCTCGGCGAGTAAGCGCAAGCCTACCATAAGGGGCACACATGCTACCCCCTAGCTAGACTCGCACCTGCTTACAGGATGCCTTGTGCCTTCAATTCCTGCGCAGTTTTGAATGACAAGTGAGCATTCCACCCCTTGCCAATGCGAACAATCCCTGCCCCTTGCTGGAAGGCACGGGCGCATTGATTGACAATCGCCGCACCAGTGGCGCGAGTGATCTTTGCGGCAGCAAACGCTTGCCGCATATTGGTTTCCCATTGCATAGCCTACCCCTATTCGTGACACGGAATTGTGTCACGGTGCTAAACGCACATTAAAGCCCCCTAAAATCATCCTTTCCTTTGCACCATATTAGCATGCTAGGGGGTGTTGATCTTAAGGGGCTAGGGTCTACGTTTAGACTTACCCGGTTTTACCCGGTGCATTTTGTAAACCTTGGCAAGCTATTGAATAAAGGCAGGGTTAACCAGTCTTTATGGGGGATTACTAGAATGATGCGTGCATTCCCGACTAATACAGGGTCTAAACCCCACTAAGCCCGATGCTGCGCTTATCCAATCCATGCCGCTAATTGTAAAAGACAATCGACACATAACATACTCTGACGATAGGCGCAGTACGCTATCATCATTCTCTAAACCGGGCTGAGTGTTTTGATCTGATCGGGTTACTCTCGCATTAGGCGCAGTCTAGGCACAATGCCCCATTAATCGGAATGCCGATATATAGGCCACCTGCGGTAGATTGTGCGATTCTTGCGGGCAAGCATAGCCCCAGACACAGAAGCACAGAATAGTTCTGTTATGCGGATTGACTATCAAACCAAGTAACTAGCTCACACTGACCGTAGAGAGTGCGTTAATCAATGACTAGCATCATTGTGTCTCACACTGCTAGATGTGTCTCAGTGCGACGGTATAGGCATGCCCTTACGCATTGTCTAGATTCTTTGAATACCTGAGACGTGCAGGGGCCACACTCAAGGGGCAGAGAATCCCTAGGAATCCCCTGTAGCTGTGTGATCCATGCAGCGGTCTACCTAATGGTAAATCGACTGGCATCTAGAACTAGCGGAAAGGGCCGTAGCCACAGCGTAAGCTAGTTACTTGGTTCGATAGATTGTTAATGAGCAGGGCCACACTACAGCAGTGTCCCTAATCCCTAGTCCATTGTGTGGATATTCTAGGATGCACACAGGCCGGAGCCTGTGCAGCATCTAGACGCTTTCGGCGAGCCTGTTTGCCCATTCTTGAATGCGCAGGATGGCAGCTTTCGCCCCACCCTCAGCATTCGCACTGGATATTCCAAGCTCGCGCATCCTCTCAGCATGCTTAAGCCACCATTCCAGAGAATCAAGATTGCTCTTGATTCCATCGATCCGGCCATCGATCAATGCACGCCCACAAGGGGTGAGAGAATCGATCTTGAGGAAAGACTTTTGAAGCATGATAGCCCTTAGTTGTAGTGGCAGGCCACCATGTTTGCGCATGAGTGACAAGCTTGTTTGATATACGGGAGATCATGATAGGCGCATGTGTGTTTCACCCATGCCCAATAGTGTGCATTCATTGTTGCCCCTAGAGACTGCGCACCATTGCGCATCCTAGAGCACCCACACACTGGATTGTTAGAGAGCAGGGTCTGCCAACTGAGCCAAACCACCTAGCAGGCAAGCCGCTAGGCATGAGATATATAGCAGGCGCTGTGCCAGCTTTGGAAACTCTAGCAAAATCAACCACTTACGCTAGATGCAACAGTATGTAACACTGGCAGTGTAAGCTATTCCGACACAGACCAAAGCACGGGCTATCATAAGAATCAACAACTTAGCCCACTAATGACCCTACACTTAGCCTGTCGAATTCCTTTACAGAATGTGGATAACTCAGAAAAGAGCAATGGAATCAATGGTTCAGGTGTAAAACATATCGATAATGGTTGAGTACTCAAGTGTCTCACCTAGACGCTGGGCACCTACAGGCTAGACCAGACACAAGCCAGTCTAGACGCATGCGCGTAAGAGCAAGAACTATGCCATACTGTACGAATGTACAGACTACTGTATGGGCATACATACCCCTAAAACGCACTAGAACGGCCAGCAAGAGGGGTCTAGCTTTTTTGGCTGGGGTAGTAGCTGCCCCCACTGTTACAAGGCATCCTAGACGGTTTTTCACATTGTGAAATCAATGTAACCACAGGTTATCCACAGGCAACTCTTATATAAGACTTATGTCAAGTCTTATACAAGACTTATCGGCGGTCTTATATAAGACTTATCGGCAGTCTTATATAAGATATATATTTTCTATCCGTTGTCGAGAATGGTCGATTTTCGGGGTATAAGCTAACAGCGGTCTGAGAGTGTATATATCTATTAGTATGCCGAAGGCGTTAAGGTGTATGTGTGAGGGGTAAGTGATTGAATACATTGGGGATATGACGAAGGATATGATGAATATAAGCAGGGGAGTACATTTGATCACTTATGATCAATCCCTGATCATATATGATCACAGTATGCCTGGAGTATCTCCGAGGGGTACCCAGGGGGGATAGGGGGGTTGCACATTGGTGCATTACACCTCCAATTTTTCTCCAAGAAATTCTAACAATCACCTCCTCACTTTCTTCTTGGATATACGTATGTAAATAAAAAGGAAAATAGAGCATATGGTTATGCAAATGCTAGAGCAGATTCCTGATTCTGCTAAAGTTGGTGTAAGCCTCTCTGCACCTGCCCTCACCCTTATGGGTGTTACGTTAGAAGATTGGTCGTACATTCTTGCTATGACTGTATCGGTAGTGTTCATTATCGAAAAGATTCACAAATGGTGGATGTGGTATAGCAGAAAGAGAGAAAAAAGATGCACCCAGCGAATAGATGGCTCTTAGCTGCTATAACTCCTGTTCTCCTTACATCTGTCTCTCTATGGGAAGGTACGAGATATTATGCATATCATGACATTGTAGGAGTCCCTACGGTATGTCAAGGGTATACAGGTCCTGGTATTATCTTTGGACGTAAGTATAGTGCGGAAGAGTGTAAGACGTTCTTGATTAAAGAAATCAAGACACATGCCGAAGGAATGCTTAATTGTGTTAAGGTTCCTCTTACTCAGAACCAATTCAATGCCTTTACGTTGTTTACGTATAACATTGGTGTGAATGGTTTCTGTAAAGCCTCTCTAACTAAGAAGCTTAACAATGGAGATATTGTAGGAGCTTGTGATGGATTGATGGCTTGGGTGTATGCGGATGGTAAAGTTGTTGAGGGTTTGCGTAATCGTAGAGCCTTTGAAAGAGAGATGTGTCTAAGAGATGTTGTACGACGTTAAGATTCTCGTTGGCATAGCTTTAGTCTCTTGCCTCGTAGGTTTTCATTTCTGGGATAAACACCAAGGAATTGAGAAGGCTAAGACAGAGATTGCTGCTTCGTATGAGAAGGATATTGCTCGTAAAGCTAGAGCCGCTCTCGAGAAGGAAGCCGAGCTTATTCATATAGCTAGGACGATAGAACAAGGAAAAGATGATGAAATTGTTAAGCTGTCTACTAGTCTTAGTGATGCTCGTAAGCGGTTGTCAAACCGTCCCACGCGCCCCTCAGACAGTGCCTCAGCTCCCACGAATAGCGGCTCCTGCACCGGCAGAGAGCTTTATCGTGAGGATGGAGAATTTCTTACAGGGGAAGCTCATAGAGCAGAGCAAATCAGAATCGAAAGAGACTACTACTACCAACAGTATGAAAGTGCTCGTTCCCAATTGAATCAGTTCATCCTAGACGGAAGGAATAAATGAAAACAGTTTTAAGCAATGTCTTGAGTGGTTTTCGCGTAAACGAGATTAACGCGAATTTCACCAAGATTATGGATGCTCTGAACAGTAAAGTGTTGTGGCGTAACAATCCCGTAGGGGAGCCCAATACGATGGAACAAGAGCTAGATATGAATGGGAATGACATCTATAATGTGGGGACGCTATATGCGGATACTCTCGTCGTAGATGGAGCTGTCTTCGATGGCTCAGGTGGTGGGAGTGGTAGTGGACCAGCAGGTCCTCCTGGTCCTCCTGGCCCTCCTGGACCAGCAGGTACTGGATACGAGATTAATGTTAAGGATTATGGTGCTGTAGGGGATGGTTTAGCCAATGACACAGCCGCTATCCAAGATGCTATTGATGCAGCTCTCCTGTTAGGAGCAGTGACATATTTCCCTCCGGGAACGTATGTCATCTCTAATCCAGGGATTCGTATTGACCTCACATCTCGTCCTCCAGCAACCACTTCGTTGTTCTATGCTAAGACACAGCTTCGTGGAGATGGTCCTTCGTCCGCTCAGATTCTGGGGGATATTGGTGACTATGCGATGATCACCGTTCAAGGTGGTCTTGTGGCGAACACAGGGGCTGTCTTTAGTCAACAAGAATTCAAGGGTTTGTACATCGACAAGGTGGACAATCTTGGGAAGATCTTGGTTCTCGATAATCTGGCATTCGCTGAATTTGAAGACATGTACCTTTCGCATGGTGCATATCAGATTTACGCTACCGACGTTATCAGTTCTAATTTTCGTAATGTCCAACTTCGTCATGGAGCACGAGGAATTACCGCTCTCAGAGGTGACTTTAGTGCTCCGAATGCGTGGGTGCTAGAAGGTTGCAACATCGCTGGAAATACAGTGTATGGAGCACTCTTCACTAATCCATCTACAATCACTATTGTTGGTGGTGCCTTTGAAGGCAATGGAACTGTTGCTGGAAATACATATGCCACGACAAGTTGGGGACTAAAGGTAGTTAATGATAATGAATATCATGGTGCTGTTAGTCTAAACCTTTCCGGTGTTTATTTCGAGGAGAATGGTGGTATCGCAGACGTTTTTGTCAAAACGTCATTAGGTAAATCCGCTAATTCAATTTCAGGATGCCTTTTTCATCGTATACAGACGGGCGTCTACACGAAACACAATATCTACATGGAGTGTACAGGAGCTGGCGTATCAGTTGATACAGCGATTACTGGTTGTGGATTCAAATCCTTCAATACATATGTCGCTTCTGGCTCTCGTCCATACATCCATGCTGTGGATGCGTCTGGTGGGACTTCCCGTTATTCGTGGATGGGCAACCTATTTGAGGATGCTCTAGAAGTCCCGACTGTTACGAACTACGCGCAACAAGCCGCTCTTTCGGAATGGGTGTCAGGAACTGGTGACCCAGCTATCCTGACTACGAATAGGACATCTCTTCGTATCGCAGAGACGACACCCATTGGTGGATCGGGAACTACTAAGTCACCATTTGTCATCGATCATAAGATGATCAATGGAACGTTGTCTCATGAATATTCCCAATATACTCGTATGTCCAACTACGAAGCAACAGGTTCCGCTGTAGCTGTTGGGAAGTATATTGAGAATTGGAAATATGCTATAAGTGGTAAATCTTGGGGGCAAGTAATCGATGTTCGGGATTATAGTGGATCTTCAGGATCGGGTGCTCTTGTTGGACTACAAGTGAATATCCAAGGGAATGGAGATACCGGAATCAATACACGTTCTGGTATTGACGTTGTCGCGTCTAAAGCCGCCGCAGGCTCTGCTTTTGGATTGAAAGCGGCATTACGTGTTCAGAATCTTGGTGGACTCATGGATGTATACTATTCACAAGCCATTAACGTTCAATCCTCGACGTTATATGTGTTTTCTGTGGATAACAATGCATCAAGCTATGCACTTTTAGATACCCAGTACGCTGGACCCATCAACCATTTTATTCGTATGCGTGGTGATGCTCCTCCTTACTACAATAATGCTGGCACAGGTGGTTGGGACAACTCTACTCATGAAGGTCGAGAGACGACAGGAACATATCCTCTTCGTCCTCCGATTGCTTATGGGGGATATTCGGGTCGCTTGGCTGTGAAGATTGATGGTCTTAATGGTTATTACATCCCAATTTATGGTGATGGAAGGTTTATGTAATGGAAGATAGTAAAGTTGTTCTGAAGCTCCGTTTAGAACTTGTGGAATTGCAAAGGAAATTCTTGGAAGTGCAAGCAGAGTCTCTTGGACTAAAGCATGCTCTCTTAGGGATTGATCAGAAGGAACTCACTCAAGCTCTGGAGAAACTCTCTCCAGAGCCTACTACTGGTACAAAAGTAGTTGTGGACGAAGGCCCTATGAAGGGTGTTGAAATCGGAACTTTTCAAAAGAACTAATGGAACTGCCTGATAAATCTCTGTTTACAGACATCGGTGGACGATACAAGACTCAGTCTCTCTTCTTAGAGATTGCATACAATCCTGAAGCTGTTTATACGCTTAAGGAGCAAGATCACACTTGGGAGGGGAAACTTTACCCCTCCCTAAAGAGATTGTATGTCGAACGGGAAGACCCGACGGAATATGAGTTCGCCACCGAATACCTAGCCAACTGGCGTCACTGGCAGAAGCTCTTAGAGAATAAGGTTCTTCGTCGTCACATTGATGAATGGCGAGATGAACTTGAATGGAGACTTCGTTCTAAGGCTGCTCGCCAAATGTTGCGAGAAGCTGAGAAGGGAAACTACCAAGCTAGTAAATGGTTCATGGATCGTGGTTGGATGAATCGTCCAGCAGGACGTCCATCTAAGGCTGAGATTGAGAAAGAACGTGTTGTTCAGGCTCAGCTCGGAAATGAATTTGGTGCAGATGTGCATCGACTCTTTGGAGCACAGAAATAATGTCTCAGAACATTGTTAATCGGATTGCTAACTCCATCTCAGGACGCGACCGTAAACCTCAGACGGACGCAGCTGAGAAAGCTAGCGAAGCCACCGCTCCTGCGGAATCTGCTTCAGCTCCATCTACTATCGAATTCTTTAAACACGACCCCAATCGTCAGAAAGCTTATGCCGAAGGCCGTAAGCGTATGAACACGATGGATAACAAACGTAAATTCTAAATGGCACGAGAAGAAGACCTCTGGTTAGAAGCAGCTCAGAAGAAGCTTGAAAGAATGCCTGAAGAGGCAAAGCAGATTAGGGAAACTGCTAAAAAGGATCTCTTCTTCTTTGCTAGGCTAGTGAACCCCAATTACATGTATGGGGAAGTTCACAAGGAAATATTCCAATGGATGCAAGACTACAACTTATATGGGATGGGGACGAAGAATTCCTCGAACAAGCTTATTATGCTCCCGCGCGCTCACCTAAAAAGCCACATGGTGGCCACGTGGGCCGCATGGATCATAACGAGGCACCCCGAGGTAACGATTCTCTACGTCTCCGCAACCGCCGAGTTATCCGAAACTCAGCTCTTCGCAATTCAAAATATTCTAGCGAGCGCTAACTACCAGCGTTATTTCCCTGAATACATAAATCCTCAAGAAGGCAAGCGTGAGAAGTGGTCGATGCGGAAGTTCTCCATTGACCACCCAACACGGAGATCAGAGGGGATACGAGATGCAACTGTGTCAACAGCAGGTCTAACAACTAATACGACAGGCTGGCACGCAGACATTATCATCCCTGATGACCTTGTAGTTCCAGAGAATGCATACACTGAAGATGGACGCGAGTCTGTATTGAAAAAGAGTAGCCAGTTTACGTCTATTCGTAATGCTGGTGGATTCACAATGGCTTGTGGAACGCGCTATCACCCATCGGATGTCTACCATACTTGGAAGCACCAAGAGTACGACGTCTACGATAAGGATGGGAATGTAGTCTCCAGAGATCCTGTATGGGAAGTGAAAGAGTATGCTGTTGAGACAGACGGCCTCTTTATTTGGCCTCGTACAGTTCGCTCTGATGGAAAAGCATTTGGATTTGATCTACAAGTGCTTTCTCGTATCCGTGCTGAATATGCAGACAAAGTACAATTCTTTGCTCAATATTACAATAACCCTAATGACCCAGGGTCAAACAGAATCAATAGATCAAAGTTTCAATACTATGACAAGCGTTTCCTAAAGCAGGAAGGTGGATCGTGGTATTTCAAACGTAACCGACTAAACGTTTATGCTGCAATTGACTTTGCATTCTCGCTCACTAAGAAGAGCGATAATACAGCGTTAGTTGTTGTTGGCGTAGACAATGAAGGATTCTATTATGTTCTGGATATTGATGTCTTTAAGACCGACCGTATATCTGAGTATTTTGATCGGATTGCCCTTCTACATTCCAAGTGGGGATTTAAGAAGCTCCGGGCAGAAGTCACGGTCGCACAGACTGTCATTGTTCGAGATCTAAAGGATAAGATGCGTTCGGAGGGTTTGAACCTCTCCATTGATGAGCATCGTCCTACGCGTAATGAAGGAACTAAAGCTGAGCGTATTGCTGCTGCTCTAGAACACAAGTATGAGAATATGTCTGTATGGCATTACAAAGGTGGGTATACGGACCTCTTAGAAGAAGAGCTTGTTTTAGCTCGTCCTCCACATGATGACATTAAGGACGCTTTAGCCTCTGCAGTTGAAATTGCAGTGAAGCCTAAACGTAGCAACTATACAGCACAGTTCTCAGATAATGTCATTCAATTCAACTCACGCTTTGGCGGAGTTTCCTATAGGTAATATCAATGTCCCGTAAAGCATTAGAGATTGGTGTAGCATTCAAGCGTGATGATGTAGCTAAGTATATTGCGCAGACATGGTTCAATTACAATTCTCAACGTACTTCAATGATTGAGCGTTGGAAAGAGATTCGTAATTATGTCTTTGCTACCGACACATCAACGACATCAAATAAATCACTCCCTTGGAAGAATAGCACTACGCTTCCTAAACTCTGTCAGATTCGGGATAATCTACATTCCAATTATCAATCAGCTTTGTTTCCCAATGATGATTGGTTGAAATGGGAACCGTATTCTCGACAAGACGCCACCAAAGAAAAGACCCTAGCTATTGAAGCCTATATGGCTAACAAAACTCGGCAGAGTCATTTCCGTACTGAAACTAGTAAATCTATTCTCGATTATATCGATTATGGAAATGTATTTGGTACAGTAGAGTTTGAACAATCCTTTATTACCAACGCTAAGGGTGAGAGGATTCCAAACTATATTGGTCCTCGCCATAAGCGTATTAGCCCCTACGATATTGTCTTTAATCCCCTCGCATCTTCTTTCCCAGAGTCTTGGAAAATTATTCGTGAGCTAAAGGATGAGAGTACCATTCGTATTATGGCTGAAGAAGAGCCAGAGAATATGCAGCTTGCTAATGCTATTCTCAATCGAAAGAATCTAAAGAATTATGCTGCTGCATATGGTATTGAGAATACTGATAAGGCAGATGGTTTCTTAGTTGATGGATTTGGTAATTACTATGATTATCTCCAGAGTGGATATGTTGAGTTTCTCACATTCTATGGAGATATTATGGATTCCGAAGGTGTCCTAAGGAAGGGACAGAAGGTTGTAGTTATTGATCGTATGTGGGTAATCTCCTTTGCTCCATATGTATCTTGGCTCGGTCATGCTCCTATTTACCATGTCGGTTGGCGTATGCGTCCTGATAATCTGTGGTCTATGGGACCATTAGAGAATCTCGTGGGTATGCAATATCGCATTGACCATCTGGAGAATCTCAAAGCAGATGCTATGGATTTAGCTGTTCTACCTCCGTTGGTTATCAAGGGAGAGGTTGAAGAGTTTAAGTATGCACCAAATGCTGAGATTCATATTGATGAGAATGGGGAAGTAACTGAACTAGCAAGGAATGTTCAATGGGTTATTGCTTCTGATAATTCTATTCAACTCTTAGAGCAACGAATGGAACAGTATGCTGGAGCACCTCGTGAAGCCATGGGTATTCGTACTCCTGGCGAGAAAACGATGTATGAAGTACAACGTCTAGAGAATGCTGCTGGTCGTATCTTCCAAGAGAAGATTACCACATTTGAAGTGGAATATTTAGAGCCCATTCTGAATGCCATGCTGGAAACCGCTCGTCGTAATCTGGATCGTACTGATGTCCTTCGTGTTATGGATAATGATATTGGGGCTTCCACCTTCATGACCATTACGAAAGACGACATCATTGCATCTGGAAACATTCGTCCTATTGGTGCTCGACATTTCGCTGCTCAAGCACAGCTTGTTCAGAACTTGACAGGATTAGCGAATACTCCTGTGTGGAATCAAATTGCTCCCCATATGAGTTCTGTGAACCTCGCTAAGCTCGTGGAAGAAGTGATGGGTCTTCGTAAGTATACGGTGTTTAAACCTAACATTGCAGTGGTGGAACAACAGGAAACCGCTCGTCTTGCTAATCAAGCAGGTGAGCAACTCCAAATTGAACAAGCTACTCCTCCTATTGAATGAAGACAAATTGGACTAAAGGTCTAACGAAAGAGAACAGTGAGATCGTAACGAATCAATTCAAAGAGTCTAAGCTTGTACGTAGGCGACTCGGAGAGTTGATTTCGGAGAAGATCAAGACTTCTCATACCGAGACGCGTAAGCTAATTACTTACGCTTCTCCTAGTTGGGCATACATACAAGCAGACGCTGTAGGGTACGAAAGAGCTTTATTTGAAATTATTTCACTTCTTGACGATTAGTTTGTCGAGAAATGATCAATTTCGGGGTATAAGCTAAAGCAACAAGCTTATTTAGTATAATGAAGAGTGAGTGTAACGAACCTTCATAAATATCTAAGCATACGCGGGATTGGTATAGGGAATGTGCCTTAGCCTTCCAAGCTAGTGAGAAGAGTTTGAATCTCTTATCCCGCTCCATTTCTTCGCCCCCTTAGCTCAGTTGGTAGAGCTGCTGCTTTGTAAGCAGCGGGTCGTGGGTTCGAGTCCTACAGGTGGCACCAAATCTTTACGTAAAGAGAGATATCTATAATGGCCGACCAAGCCAGTATTTTTGAACCTTCTGGTCAGCAACCCGCTAACCAGCAACAAGCTCCCGCTCAAGGCAGTGCGGGACCCGCTAGTGGCACTGATGAACTCGCAACCCTGCTTGGAAACATCAAGAACGAACGCGGAGAGCCTAAGTACAAAACTGTTCAGGAAGCACTCAAAGCCCTACAGCATTCGCAAGAGTACATTCCGTCCCTAAAGTCTAAGACTGACGAACTTCAAGCACAGCTTGAGCAAGCGCAGGCGCAGGCAGCTAGAGTGACCGCTCTTGAAACAGTCGTACAACAACTCACTCAACGCAATGATCCCCCGCAAAATACCAATGCACCAGGATTAAGCGAAGAGCAGATTGCCGAATTGGTGAATCGCACCCTTACGAAAACACAGCAAGAGAACCTTCAACGCTCTAATCTTGAATCAGTTGTTTCTACAATGAAGCAATCATTCGGAGATAAGGCAGAAGAAGTCTTCTACAATAAAGCTAAGGAATTGGGATTGTCTATCGCGGAGTTCAACGGACTCGCAGCTAAGACTCCTAAAGCGGTTCTGGAACTGATTGGTATTGGTAAGACTCGGGAGAGTGTATCAACACCGGGAATCAATACGGCTGGCTTTCAGCCAAAGAAGGATAGTTTCGTAGGACGAAACACCAAATCCGCATTGTCAGGGGCGTCTTCAGCAGACATTCTCCAAGAACGAGAAAATGTAAAAAATCTTGTGACAGAGCTGCATGAGCAAGGTCTTACGGTGCATGATTTGACAGATCCGAAAACATATTTCAAAGTTTTCAAGTAAGGTAAACAATGTCGCAAAATCGCGCTAACTCGCAGGCGTTCCTTGAAGCAGAGCAATACTCTGCCTTCATTCTTCGCAACCTGCATGATGGTATGCTCCCTAGTGGATTGTACCGCAATGTGTCGGAGTTTGGCTCCGGTACAACTCTCCATATCAAGACCGTTGGTACTGTCACTATTCAAGACGGGGCTGAAGAAGTCGCGTTTGATTACTCTCCGATTGAATCGGGTGAAGTGACGCTGACGATCACTGATTACGTTGGTGATGCTTGGTATGTCACTGATGAACTGCGTGAAGATCACGCTCAAGTGGAAGCCTTGATGGCTGCTCGTTCGCAAGAATCGACGCGTGCTATTCAGGAAATTCTGGAAACTCGTTTCCTGCGTAAGTGCAATACTTCGCAGACTAACGCGGCTGCTAATCTGGTTAACGGATTTGCGCATCGGATTGCCTCCGCTGAAGCGAATAATGTCTTGTCGCTGAATCATCTGATTTCTATGAAGCTGGCCTTTGATAAGGCTAATGCTCCGATGGCTGGTCGTATTGCCATTGTGGACCCCGTCTGTGCGGCCACTCTGGATAAGTTGATTAGCATCGGTCGAGATGTTACTCCGTTTGCTGAGAATATTCTGGCGAATGGTTGGGCACGCGAGCATCAGTTCCTGATGAATCTCTATGGCTGGAACATCATCACTTCTAACCGTCTGCAAACGGGAACGTTTAGCGATGGCACTACCTCGGTGACGAGCGGTGTTGCTAACGTGTTCATGTGCGTTGCTGACGATAACACGAAGCCGATCATGCATGCATGGCGTCGGATGCCCAAGGTTGAGGGTGAGCGTAACAAGGACCTCCGTCGGGATGAGTTCGTTACCTCTGCTCGCTGGGGCTTCGGTACGCAACGTGTTGATACCCTTGGTATCCTGATTACTTCTGCTGTTAACAGCTAAAAGGAACTGAAATGGGATATGAAGCAAATTCTGGCCTTGGTGTGAGCAACCAATACGGCCAACGTGATACAGGCGGATCTGTGGGTGCTGAGCATTCGCAGAATTCTGTCCAAACCCTGGTTGTGAATATGACTGGGGATTCGCTTAATTCGACCTTTATGCCTCCGGTGTATTTTCCGAAGGGCGCTAAGGTTGTGAAGGCTGTTCTCCGAGTGGATGAAGTCTTCGTTGTGAGTGCGGCTGGCACTGTGGCTATCGGTGGCACTGCCCCTGGTACCAATGGTGTTGTTCTGACTGAAGCCCAGCTTGAAGCTGTCGGCACAAAGGACGTGAGTTCTGTGGCAGTTGGTACTTGGGCCACCTCTTCGGCAACAGGTGCGACGGCTTCTCAAAAGGTGACAAAGTCCATCACTGGAACGGTTACGGCCGGTTCGGGTAAGGGCACACTGATTGTGGAATACGTCAATAAGACGAAGGTCTAATACCAGAGAAAGGGGCAGCTTGTCAAAGGGTTGCCCCTTTTTTTATTTGGAGAATCTATGTCTAAACGTAGCCTTCTAGAGATCGTGCAGGAGATTCTGTCCGAAATGGATTCGGACGAAGTCAATAGTATTAGTGATACAGTAGAAGCTCAGCAAGTCGCACAGATTGTCAAGACGTGCTACTATGAGATGCTTGCTAATCGCAATTGGCCGCATCTTCGCAAGATCATTCAACTGGAAGCTGCTGGGGAACTAGCTAAGCCTAACTACCTTAAGCTCCCAGAGAGTCTCAAAGAACTGTCTTTCTTTAAGTATGAAACACAGAAATCCGGCGATACTCGAACACAGCTCAATGATGTTGTGTATAAACAACCTGATGAATTCCTGTACATGGTCAGTCAGAGGAATTCTGACAATACCAATGTCCGTACAGTGGTTGACTTCAGTGGGAGCAAGATCCTCGTTCTAAACGACTCTGCTCCTAAGTATTGGACATCCTTTGATGATGTCTATCTCGTAACTGATGCTTATGACGCCACAGTTGATGATACGCTCAAGAAGAGTAAGACTCAGTGCTTGGCGTACATCACACCTGCTTGGATTGATGAGAACACATTCGTTCCTGATCTCCCGATTGATGCTTTCCCAGCTCTTATTGAAGAGAGCAAGAGCACAGCTTTCTTTGCCTTAAAGCAAATGGCTAATCAGAAGAGTGAACAGAAAGCAGCTCGACAACAACGTTGGCTATCACGCAAAGCATGGCGAGCACATGGTGGGATTGAATATCCTGATTACGGACGAAAGAGTCGAACATGATTTATGAACACAAGGGTTATCAGATCAAGCCGCATAAGGAAGTTCCATCGAACTATATTGTGGTGACTGATGGTAAGGGTGGTAAGATCCCCCGTATTCTGGAAGGGCTCTTTACTTCTGTAGGAGTGGCTCGGAACCGTATTGATGATTACTTGACTGTAAAGGGAGCGAAAGATGACAACCAAACCCTCGTCAAGGTCTGAGGTAAACACCTTTGTACAAGGACTAATCACTGAGGCAAGCCCTCTAAACTTTCCTCCTAATGCTTCGTATGATGAAGAGAATTTCGTCTTACACACAGATGGTTCGCGTTCTAGGCGCCTCGGTATGGCATATGAACCTGACTACGTTACTGTCCCCACAGGGATCTCCAGCAATGAGTTGGCAAGTGTCAAGACCTTCTCATACGTATGGAAAAATGTTAATGGAGATCCTTCTCTAAACATTTTAGTTACTAAGGGTAAGACTACGCTCTTGTTCTTCGATTTGAGAGAAGAGAGTATCTCTGCTGGATACATGGGCAGTTTGGATATTGCTCCTCTTCTAGTAAACGTTGGCTCAAGTGGTAAGAAGACTTGGCATGGTGGAGGAGTGGCCTCTCCTAGGTATCTTCACTACTTCTCTGTAAGTAGCATTGAAGGAGACTTAGTAGCTGTTGGTGGTAATGGAGATGTTGGAATCATCTCGTATACAGCCCCCAACACTTTCACACTAGCGACTAAACGCATTACAGTGCGAGATCTCTGGGGTGTTGAAGAGGATACGGCTATCGAGGAGGATGATCCTCTTCACCATCCTTTAGTGCTAAGTCAAGCTCACTACTATAATCTACAGAACCAATCGTGGGGTATAACACGATATGCGTATACGGCAGATCCAATCCCGCTAATTCTAGGAACATACTCCTATGATGACCCTGTAACAATTTACAAAGATAAGCTCGGATACTATCCCAGTAATTCGGAAGCCGTATGGGCTGGCTTGCAATTCCAACCACAGGTTGGGGCTGCCCCTCCTATGGAGGCAATGTATCCAAATCTGTACAAAGATCTGTTAGGTTCTGGTGCTCCCTCCGCAAAGGGGTATTACATCATTGACCTTTTGAACCGTGGACAATCTCGCGTAGATGAAGTGAATGCGAATCAGGATAGAAACCCTGTATTAGATGCTATTCTGGAAATGACTCTCCTCCCCGAGGATTTCAATTCAGAGGGTGCTACGTTAGTTCATCAGTTCGCAGGACGAGTATGGTATGGTGGTTTTATTGGCTCGGCTCAACAAACAGACGAGCGTTCTCCCACCCTTTCAGATATGGTGTTCTTTTCTCAACTGGTGAAGAACAAGCAACAGATCACTAAATGTTATCAAGAGGGAGATCCTACTTCTCGTGAAGCAAGCGATCTCGTGGATACAGATGGTGGCTTTATCAAGATCATCGGGATGGGTGCTCAGGTAGGTTTTGGCACTCTGGACAGCTCTCTTATCATCTTCGC